TGACATATTAATAAATATCATATAATAAAAAAAAGGGAGATTTTAACCTCCCCTTTTTTAATTTTAGTTTAATTAGATATTCTCGAAAGACGCTCCGGTTGGAGTTATGTAGAACGTAATGTCGATAAATTCTAACGATTTTGTAGGTTTGATATAAATCTTACCTGTCATTTGATTTCTATCCAAATCAGCTGGGTCTGAAGAAACCGTTACACGGAAATCGTATAAACCTCTATCTCTTCTAATTGCGTCTAATATTGGGTTAACCGCGTCTAAGAAATCTTGTCTTACTTTTTGGTCGTTTTGTTCAAACAATAATCTAACAGATACTGCCGAAATCAATTTACGAGCCTGTAATAACAATCTTCTTACATTTATTCTATCAAGAGCCGATTGTCTAACTTGTAAAGTTTTATTACCCCAAATTACAGTGCCAACATCTGAGAAGGTTGCGATTGGGTTAATTCTACCATTATACAAGATATCTCTATCTTCTTGAGTTAACTTTTTACGAGCTTTAATACCATTTACTAAACCTCTTGTATAACCTGCCGCCGCAAACCAAGGGAATGCGATATTATCAGTTAACGCTAAATTTCTAGTAACCTCAGCAGTTGCTGGTATATAGATTTGAGTGTTATTAACAGTATCTCTTGTTAAAACCCAAGGATAATAAGTTGCGGTATAATTTGAATCTAAACCAATGTCATCCAAATTATCAACGGCTTCTTGAGGATAAATTAAATCTAATTGTTCTCCTGAAGTAGATACGAACATATTATAATCAGGGGTTGTACAAATATACAATGAATCCGCTCTGTCATTTTCAATCATATCAACAGCGTCTTCTACAAGATTTGAGTGATTAACATAATCAATACCAGGTGTTACGAACACATTAATATTAACAGCCTCAGGATTTGCAAATGTTCTTTGTCCTAATTTATAAGCGTAATAGTCAGTATTTGCCCAATCAACGGAGTTATCTCCAACGGTGATTTGTTTGAAAGCTCCCCAACCAGTTGCCGTAGGGTATCTTGATGATGCACAAGCACCATTTCTATATCCTAATTGACCCAATACAAATCTGTCTGTATTAGTTCTAGATTCTCTATAGATATCCCATCCATCAAAACCTCCACTACATAATAAAGTAAATTTACGAGCAAATAATTTATAATAAGGATTTGTTTCTGTATCAGGGTCTGAAGTAAATTCTGCAGAACCAACAAAAAACGCCGGTGTTCCGCTAGTGGTAAATCCATCACCAATAGTTATACTAGCGGCGTTTTTATCCATATGGAAACCTCTTGTTTTATAATACCAATCATCTCCTGTGATGTCAGTACAAACACTTAAAGGTAATTGTTTACCTTTATAAGAGTAAAAATCAACATCGTAACCAACCGTATCTGAAATACCAAGATATGTTCTTCTAACATTATCACCCGAAGTTCTAATCGCATCATCCACTCCTGAAGCCAATCCAAAAGGAGGATTGTAAACAACTTCACCAGGGAAATCATATTTTGTTTTATAGATTGGGAATGGAGGTCTAACCCCAGCATATTCTCTAAACTGATATCCCTCAAAACCACAAGGTAATGAATCTACAGGAGCGTCTTCATTAATCTCAACCATAATATATTTTGAGTTTAATTGGTATTCTCCGTCTAAAGTACCTATCTTTTTAGCGATAAACGCATTATCACTAGGATTCATATTACAATTTGTGAATTTCTCTAAAACAACAGGTGCTGAATCACTATCAAAGAAATCTCTAACAATAACATCAAATGTACCATTGTTAAAAGATATATTGGCGATAGATATTTTTACTTCTGTGTTAGCAGCATCACCATCAGCAATTGTTGTGAATTTAAATAATCTAAAAACTTTATTACCGCGTAATTCGGATACTAACCAAGGAGACGCCGGTGATTGATATTTTTCTAAATACCACGCAATTGATGTTGGGTCTGAACCTTGTCTTGCGTTTGGTAATGCTGTTAAATCACAACTTAAACCTCTGATATAACCTTTTCTCCAAGCGTAAACTAACAATGATTGGAAATTTTCCTCAACAAATAAAGGAACATCCGATTTAGGTTTTCCAAAATTACTAGTTCCAAATACTTTTGAAATGTATTGTGAGTCCGAATTTGAGAACGAGGTTTCAAAGAAGAAATTTTGATTATCTTTATTTGTAATATTAACACCAAATGTTGCGAAAGGATTTTTAGTTACCGCAGAGTAACTTCCTGAACAATTCATATTAACTTGGGTTAATCCACTAACCTCATAAACCGCTCCATCATCTGATGAATAAGTTGCCAAACCTCTTGAACGTAAAGTAGCGATTACTAAATCGTCATAATCTAAAAACGCGGTTCCTTTATATACATAAATTTGACCAACTAAAGTTCCTGTATAACACTTAACTGGTTTTACCGTTGTTGTTGAAGTTGTTGTGGTGGTTGTTGGGTTACAAGGATTTGTTGTGGTTGTTGTCGTACTAGTACTAGTTGATGTTGTAGTTGCGGTAATTACCTCTGTTATTCCTGTAACTACCGTCCAAAACGAATATCCTGTATATGCTCCTCCACCAATATTATCAAATAAAGCATAATACCAAGGGTCATTATTAGGGTCCGCATAATCTGCGGTATTTGAACTTACACTATCAAGATTGAACACATTTGTTGATGCAGTATATCCTGTAGATAAAGTATCATAAGTATCACCTGATATTACACCATAATAATAAATTGATGTAGACTCAAGAGTTGGAGTAAGACTAAACGCCTCATCATCCATAACATCAGATATCTGATTTTTCATATTTTCAGATAAACTTGATAAGCTTCCATCAAATTGTTCAAATGGTAGATTTAACTTTGCTAAAATTTCAGCAGGTATTGTTGACCCAAATACAATTGAGTCAGGACCGCTTGTACAACCAGTAAAGTCAACGGAAATTGGAACTACTTTATAGTCAACACAACAAGGGTCACAATCACCACAAACATTAATATCGGTAACCGCACTATAACACAATGTTACCGTTGATGGGTCAACATTTGCTTTAGTTGAGATAGTCCAAGAAGGACCAGCGTCATAACCTGACAATCCTAAAACTCTTGTTACAAACAATTGATTTGATTGTTGTAAATAAGCCTTAGCAATATATGATGCCTCATATTTTGGGATTTGTGTGTTTATAAATTTTTCAGGTGAAGTATCTCCAAAGTATGACGAAAACTCATCATAATTTCTAATGAAGATAGGCTCAAATGCCGGACCTTTTAAGGTCTCACCAACAATTCCTAAAGTTGTAACACCAACACTTTGTGCTACAAAACTTAAATCAACCTCAGAAGTATAAACTCCAGGTGATACGAATACTTTACTGTTAGATGCCATTATTCTTTTTTAGTTTTAATTTTTTTATTTATTATAGATAAATATTACAAAAAATAACAAAGTTCTTTACTTTATTCATAGTATTTATAAATTAGGTAGAATAAATTCTGCCTTTTTTATCTTATGTCAAACAATAATAAAAAAATAAAGAATTTGAAGATATCTATTGAAGTCCACGAATTACTTAAAAAGTATTGTGATAAGAATGGTATTAAAATGTATAGATTTTTAGAAAAACTTATTGTGGAGAAATGTAAAGAAAAAAAAGATATTTACGGAGAAAATTAAATATACTCAATAAATAACTCTATATTAGATTCTAAATTAACATCTTGTTTGTTAACTTCTATCTTTAAAACATCATTAGTGTTTATCTGTATTTCTGTAACATCATCTCCGTAATAATTATTGTTAATATAAACAGAATACCCGTTTGATAAATTTAAATTACTCGTATTACCAACTTTTATATTTGAAGTGTAATTGAATTTTTCGATTAAAGTATTATTACCAACGACAAAAAGAAAATTAATTGTAGTCGGTTTTTCTTCAAACACATTTTTTTTACCTCTATTAATTGATTTTTTATCAACTTCATAAACTTGTAATAATCTTGTTACCGCAGGAGAAACTTCAAATTGTTCTTCATCAATTAGAAATCCATACATTGTAAATTCATAACTTTGAATATAAAACTTTCTTTTTTCAACATCCATTACAGATTCATCAGAAACATTATTCATAACTATTGGAATATAATGCCCTTTGATTGTTGCGTAAGATTGTCTTGATGAAAATTTTTCTAAAATAATTTGATTAAACTTATTTAACTCTCTCATTCTATTACAAATAATTTTAACAGAATATGTTATATCAATTGGAACGGGTTGGGGTATTTTATATATATCCATTCCGGCTCTTTGACCGTCCCAAGTCGGAACTTGAGCGTAAAAATATTGTCTTCTATTTGGTATGGTGTATAATAAAGGATTGTTACCATATTTTACTTCAGGAGTTCTAATTACAGTAATGAATGGAGGTTCGGAGTTTTTATCTATATTTTGAAAATCCCAAGTCTCAGTAAATTGTGCCCAATTTTGAGTTGTCATTATAACATCAACCATCGGAACTAATTTTCCTGTTACCACAAGTTTTAAATCATTCTTAACAAAATCCAAAAATCCACCATCTAGGTCGGCGTGTAATAAACTTTTGGGTAAAAAAGTACCATCTTGATTAATCTTATCAACCAATTCTTTTCTTCTTTCTAATAGAATTTTAGATTCGGTTAAAGGTATATTTTTTTTTATTTTTTTAGGTAATGGCATTATATTATAATCCTCTAAACTCGTTATTAACAACCGCGGATGCCATTATTGTTCTATAATAAGGTCTTGTTCCTGCGTAATTATGTTTATTGTCAGATACAACTCTACCATCATTGTTTACGGTATAGTATCTAACTCTACTCTCAGTTTCATAATATCCAATGTAATCCCCAAAACTAATATCAATACCCAACTCATCCAAATGTTTTTGATAAACAGAAACTTTTAAATTACCT